TGTAGAGGTGATAGATACCGTAGTCTTACCCGGGTTGGTTCCGTCTGTGCTGATGTAAAAGTGAAAAGCATCCGGGGAAGAATCTTCGTACTGTAAACCGTAGGAACGCTTATCGCCAGTGGTGTTGTACTTTCCCGCTATCCAGCGGGTGCCTGTTAAACTATCAAGTCTCAACCAACCAAAAACCGTAAAGCTACTAGTGCGGCTGCCAAAATCAAAAACACCACCTACCGCGTCTGCGCGTGATAGGTATTCGCTATTAGTCGCTGTAAACTGGGCAGCGCCATCAGTGATGAGGGTCTTTGCTTCGTAAGCATCCAACCAAAGACTGAGGTTAACTAGATTAATAGGAGAGAATGACCCGCCACGGTTTAAGCCAATTCTATTTCTAAGCTGCAATACCATTATGTTGAAACCTCAGTTATGGTTATACTTGATTGACAAACACCCCCAAATATTCGCGTTCCACCATTTGCGTTTAATTGGAAATTTGCACCACCATTGATACCCATTCTTAATTTATATGTGGCAGCGGATGTTGAGCCCGCAGCTATTATAAATCTGGCCGTACATGTATTGGGAAAAGTAGAACTTAAAAGAGGTAAAGGAGATGCCGCAACTGCGCTAGTGCCACTATCTTTAAAGAGTGCAAACTTGGTGAAAAAATTTGTCGAATCAGTATCCCCTATAACTATCACATCAAAAATCAGTGTGCTTGAACCGCTTGTAGGTGTAATGGCTAGTGAAAATACTTCCGTCCCCTCTGTATTTTGCGGGATTGTATTATCAATGGGAATATCACCGGATACTGTGGGTGTAGTAACTAAAACGCTAGATACTATTTGTTTATAAATCCCAGCCGCTGCCACCGCTGCATCAACTTGAGCTGTTGAATAAACGTCTAGCACTCCACGCCCTTGAGTTGCCGTCAAATCTTCTACATTGCCAGTGCCCGCCGTTGTGCGGCCTTTAATTGTAGCCGTATCTACTTGTGCAAGCTTAGCGTTGGTCACCGAATTATCATCTAAAGTGAATACTTCTGATTTTGGGTTCATTAACTCCCAGCGTGTATTTGATAAATCATAGCGCAGAATCAACTCATGGCCTGCGCCTGCAATATCCCCAGCAACAAGAGCCGCTCCACCCTCTTTGACAATCACGCGAGCTGTTAACCCGTCAGGCGAGAACGTTGGTGTGGTAGTGGCATTGGCAGCGCTTGCACGAATATAACAAAGCTGCCCATCCACAAGCGCGCTTAATGTGATCCCATAAGAGGCCGTAATAACATCAGCCGTACCACCAGCCGCAGCCCACGCAAGCTTGCCGTCCTGTGATTGGTCTAGCCTTGTGTAGTCCGTTCTAGCACTAGAGGCACCTACCGCTGTATGCTTAAAGCCAGCCATTGGCAGGTTAGCTGCAATCGTAGTTTGACCATCTTTTGTTATACAAGTGCTTAATCCAGATGCAAATCCGTCCATTTCAGCATCCATACGATCTGCACGTATTTTGATATTCGCCGCTGCATCATTTACCCAATTATGAAGACGTTGGAAAACGCCAGACCCATTAAATGCCATTGCAAACCTCCTTATTTATGTGTATAAAAATTTTTATGGAACCACTTGAATTAGCCCTATCGGCTGCTGTAGCAGGCCTCGCCAATGAATTTTTAAAACCCAAAGTAATAGCTTTATACATGCGTTACTGCCCCCCACGCATTCGTGATTACCTCATTCGAAAAAACGATGCTTTCTGGGCATATTGCAAACCTATAAAAAAATAGTCTATTGTCCATTTGCAATAGCTCCACCAGTTGGTGCACCCAAATATCTAAGAGCTTTTGCCATAGCGGGTACAGACTTTGAGCCTAGATTTAAAGCTGAGTTGGCAGCAGCGTTACCCGCCCTTGTGTAAAGCAAAGAGGGAGCCAAGGCCAAAGCGCCATATTTTAAATAATCATTGTCAGTCGCAGATCCCGCACCTCCTAACCCAACCGAGGCTAAAGGCAAGGCGCCTGCCATCAATCTGTCAGCTGTGCCTGAATTTGGAATGTTGTTGGGCAATCTTTGAGCGGCTGCGTCTCCTAAGTCCTGCATATAAGCATTACCTGAGGCAAATTTATTCTTTCTTACCGTTTTATCACCTTGTTTGATTGCGGCTTGCAGTTGATTAGGCGTAAACACTCCACCGCTTGATTTATCAGCAGACGACGCTCTTTGTAATGAGGTTAATCCTGCAAAAGATTTATTTACATTGGCTAACTCTTTTGCATACTTAGGATTGGACCTTGTTAAGGAGCCTCTAATTGTATCTTGAATCTCTTTCAGAGCATCAGCCAAAGCCCTTTGTGACGGGTTTCCAGATGAAAAAGATGCAGCATCTTCACCCAACCTTTCGTTAATATCTAAAATAGCACGACCATCAAGAGATCCATCTTTATCAAATCGAGATATGACGGTATTTTTTAAGTATCTACCTAGTTTTTTAACCTCTGGCGGCTCCATCACCTCGCTTTTTACAAACTTTTTATCTAGCCCTTTAAAATCTTGCATAAGCTGATCATCAAGCTTAGCCGTTAACTTTTGAGCCAATGAATTATATTTATTATTGATGGTTTTCGTTGCATAATCAATGGAGCTGCGACCCACATTCGTACCAGAAGGCACCTTCTCTCCTACAGGATCAAGAACACGCTTATAAACAGCTTTATTTAACCCCTCAACAGATCTATCTTGAGCGCCTTTAATAAAATCACCCAAAACTGGTACAGATGTTAATTTATTTTCCACAGCCCGTGCCGCGCCACCCAATCTTTGCCCGATCGTCATAGGTATTTTATCTTTAAGGAGCTGCGCTATTTCATTTGGCCTGCTCCCCACTGCTTTAGATATTTTGTCACCTACAACCTTGCCGCCTGCTGCACCTGCTCCACCAAGCGCTGTTTGCAAAACTTTTTGGGTAGCAAAATCACCGTCGCCTGTTACAGGTTGGGTTGCACCATAAACAGCACCACGAACAAGAGTAGGAATCCAACCGGCACCACCTGCAAAATTAACAGGATTAGTAGCATTACCCGCAAACCTAGTCCAATCAAAACCCTCTTCCCCACTTGCTTCACGGCGAGCCTGATAATCCGCCTCACGTCTATTAGCAAAACTATCCATGCTTTTAACGCCTTGCTTCCCGAACAGTTCCTCACTTACGAAATTAGGAGCAAGACCACCAAGGGATGTTATTTGTTGAAAGGCTCTTGGCATAAGTTGACCAGCCCCTACCCCAGCGTCGCCTAAACCTTGCGTAAAACCATTAGGTGCGCCTTCTGCTGACGCTTTACGTGTCATCAGCTGGTCAAAACGTCTTAATTCTTCAAGCTCTTGCCTAGCGTCCATACTTAATCCTATAGCTTTCTAATTCCGCCTCTTCTTCTGGGGTCAAGCCTCCCATTTCATTGGCAGACTCTGGGATCGATTTATACTTTTCCATTATAGGATCATCGAATATAGACCTTGATTGTGCAGCCCATTGACTTTCAATCTCATAAGGGTTTTGACTAGAGCCTACACTTTGAGAATAAAAATCTGATTTTCTTATTTTCGTGTTATTAATTGCTTTAGCCATATCAATAATAAATTTATTGGCTTGAGGTGTGTTTCCTAACTGAGCCTGAATATTAAAAGCACGTTGCGCGTCCCCTTCCGTTTGGGGACCTTTTTGAAGCATTAAATCCTCATTAACTTGCTTAGAGACTATAGAGCGGAATACTTGCGAATCAGTTGCAAGCTGGCTAGCTTCTTCTGGCGCTATCCCAAGACCAACTAAAAACTTAGCAGCGCCAGCTTTTGTTTCCGTGCCCCATCCAGTATTTGATGTAATACCTAAATTTTGCAGGGCATCCAGCCTAGCATTAGCTTCGCGTGCACCGTTAGCCTGCTGTTGTGCAGGTCTATATTCATTGGATATAAAATCGTTGTTTAAGGATTTATCCGCCTCACGTGGCGCACTCTGCACCTCTACCCCACCAAACGGATTAGGTCGCGCTGGCGCTTGCTGTGGTGCAAAACCTTGAGGAGCTGGCGGGCCGCCAATTTGATTTATACTCTGCGATTCATTTGGCGAAAGAGGTGGGATAAATGGCTCTTGCTGCGGCCGCTGTGGTGCCTCCTGTTGAGGGGCTTGCGGTACTGGTGCAGGTTGCTGGAAAGCTGGCCGTTGTGGCGTTTGCGATTGTTGATTCGCCATATTAACAGCTTGCTCACGTGTCATCTTGTATGTGCGGCCATCAGGAGCCGTTACATCAACCAAGTCATACGAAGCACTTGAGCGGTCTTTAGCGCCAGCTAAACCAGCCTCATAAGCCAAAGGATTGGAAAAACCAGATAGGGTTGCGTTCTTTGCCTCCTTTGTTTTCTTAACATCATCAGCGTAAGTTTTGAGTGCCAAATTAGGATTAACAGCGGCTAGCTGTTGTATTTGAGGGCTTGCGCCAGATAGTATTTGTGCCATCAAAGCATTCTTTTGGGATTTCGCCTCACCTTCAATATTATTGGCTTTTTTATCAATATAAGCACCGCTCATCTGTGAAATTGCGCGACTCAATCCCTCTAAGGGTGATTGCTTAACCGCAAAACCGCTCACAACTTGAGTTTGGTTAGGTGATGTGCCGTATTCACGCAAAGAGTCCGCCATGCTGCGAAATTGCTGCGTTTTACGTTCTAATTTTTCACCATCATTATTAAAGAAATTAACCAATTTTATCACCTATAACATTTTTCAAAACAGGGTGCTGCAAAGCTAATGGCCCACCCGTCTTAAGTAATTGAGCCAATAAAGTGTTTTTAGCCAGCTTCTTACGCTCATCAAGTGCCGTTAGGCTTGATAGTGGGCTACCGCCCTGCTCTTGTGGCGGAACACCTTTAACTGCTTGAGAGGCGCCAAAATCAAAAAAACTAGACATGAGCTATCTCCATTCCAAATCCAAGTTGAGAATAATCAACCATCAACATACCGTCTTCACGACCTACAACTGCGCTCGGCTGAATGTCTTGAACGTCCTGAGCCATAACGCCACGATAAACCGTCTCATTTCCACCAATATACTTAAAGTTATAAAGAGGGAATCCGTTGCGTACCCCAATCTCTTTGATCTCATGCTTTAAACGCCTATCAGAGGCCAATAATGCCGCTCCACCCAAAGAGCCACCCAAACTAAACAGGCTATTCATACTTGAGTTGGCGCCCGCTTGTTGCGCATTGTAGGCACCTAGACTTGCCTGATAATTTTGATTCACCAAACCCGCATAATCAGGGGCGGCAGCCCCTTGATAGTTAGTATTTTGGAATTGTGGGTTTTGAACCTGACTGCCAGAACTTAACGCGCTGTATTCATTCAATGGTGCATTGCGCTCCGTACTATATTCCGTGATACCTTGCTGACGAGAGAGAAGAGATTGATTACATAACCTGTCAGCTTCTGTACCACCCGCCAAAACAGCACCATAACGCGCATCATTTTTGGCTTCATTAAAGCGAGCCATCTCAGTATTATAAGCTTCTGAACCCTGCCCAATACCTTGATTGATTAAACGTGAGCGCATTGCCTCCTCATCACGGTCAAATTGTGGGTTCAAACGTGAGAATAAAGCATCTTGCGTATCTTTACGTGCAGCTTCCAAATCAGCAGCTCCATATAACGCAGGTATACCCTCGTAGTTATATGGCGTTGATACAGCTTCACCAATACGGTCAATTTGTTGGTTGCCTAATTCAGCCGTTCTAGTCTGTCCCTCATTTTGAAGATCAAACAATCTTTGTTGTTCTGGGCTTAAATTAACCGTAGATGTAAATTGAGGAGGTTTATTAGGGTCATATGTGCCATCACCTGTTTGGGTGTACTCAAGGCTGCCATAAGGTGTATATTGGTTTACATTATTTAGCTGTGCATTCCAATAGGCGGTCTCTTTGTTCGTCGCTGACTGCGCTGCCGCTGTTGCGTTTGGATCTGGAGCGGCTGGTGCCGAACTTGAACCTTTTCCCATATTAAATATACCTACATTCTTGTTTTAACATTCCAAAACTGAGGGCATCTCCACCAAGAGGCCAAGCCTCGCGATGATAACCCTCTTGGATAAACCCAAGGCGTTTGTTAAAAGAAACAACACTTGGCTCATCACTTGAGCATTGTGTCGTAACTCTTTTCAAACTAAGTTGAATGAAGGGATACGAAAAAAAAGTCTTTAAATTAGACCTTGTCGCCCATCTCTTATCAGTTGAAGCTATGGACATCTCACATGATACATATTCTTTATTCGCTCCGCAAGTAAAAGTACCATAAGTAACGACACAAATAATCTTCTTATCTTTAACTACGCCTATAGCATAGTCTCCTAAAAAATTCTCATAATGACCAAATAGTTGATGAGAGGCCCAAGCGCATAATTCTTCGTGCGCATTGAATATCAACACTACAAAATGCCGCCTACTTCATAGACAAAATCTGTTGACTGCCATTTACATCCGATATCTTTTGTATCTATCTTCATACGCAAACCTCCACTGTAACCAATGCCGGACACACCGCGCCAACGTCTGGATATACTATCGAGACCACCCCAATCAGAGGTATCCCAAGGGGCCACATCCCATAAAGATGTGGCATTTGATGTGAATGACGGCGCACCTGTTGGAGGGCCCGACTTAAAATCTACATTTATCTTGATTGCAGGTGTAATCTCCCCCTCACTTGAGAAAATAGGACGAGCCATTGTAAATCTCTTTTGTGCCGTATTTGACCTAAAGTAAGAGTACGCCTGTTGAGCGTCCGCCACAATATTAGTATCATTATCTGATTGCCCTGTGTCAGCCTGATAAACAACACCATCACCGCCGAAATAAAGCTTATCTCCTAGCACCTCAAAACAAAATGCATTCCACCCCTCAAATCTGCACCACGCACCTGTAATGATATTCATAACGTATTGGTGTGATGTTGAATCTTCAACACTCGGTACATTAATCAACATCTTATTTCCAGTAGGATAGATAATAGGCTGCCACCCAAAAGATTCACCATAAGAGCGTGAATCCTGCAAAAATAATTGAGATATTTTATCTGTTACAGCAAGGTTTTGTTTACCTCTGTCCGTTAACAGCGACTTAGACATTGGAAAGGCACCATCCTCTGTGAGAATAAGAATATCTGCACCGCCCTTAATTGCGCAACGCTTACCAATAGGCTTGCCGATGCGAAATGTACCAACCAGCGCCCATGTGGAGGCACTTGAAGGATCTGTTCCTTTATAAAGAGCAACCTCACCCTCTGACGTAATAAAAGCCGCGTAATCATCAATTCCAGCAGAATTATCTATTGTCCAGTTCGCCATGGTAACAAGAGAGCCTCCCATACGAAACAAACCAGATAAATCAAAAACATTAGCCGCACCACCAATAGACGATGTAGGCAAATACCACGCCTTTAGGCTCTCTTTTTCGATCAACCAGATTTTATTTTTAAAGATATTAATGTTATCACAATCAGCTGTATCAACACCTGTGATGGCTGGGCTTGAGCTGCTGTTAATTACACTCCAGCTCGACCCGTTATAATATTGCAAGTCATCTTGACCATTGACCATCATTAAGAAGAATCCGCCAGTCGTTCCAAAATTCACGTACTGAAACTTTGAATTTGAAAGGCCTGAGACAAGAGCAGCGCCTACGCTACCTACGCTCGTGGCATTGTATATGTTACCACCAGCTACTGCGAAGAGCTCTTGAGATGGCCCATTATTATAAAAAGGTAGCGTTTGAACGGGGCCATTAATGCCTGTTGCATGCTCAATATGCCCATTGCGTACATTAACGCTGGTTGTTTCAGGAAACCAGTTAGTGAGCAGCACAGCATCATCTTCACCCATATTGGCCAGCCCATCACGTGCATTAAGGCCACCGATAGGCGCCACAACTGAACGAGTTCTACTAACTTGTGATTTTCTAATAGATGCTCTGGGAATCATTTCTATTGACCGAACCCTGTATCTGGTATGTTGTTTGAGTCTATAAAATGGGCCTCAGAAGATTGCGCATTTAACGATAAAACACGAGAGCCTCCATCACGTGAAACAGCCCGATCTGTTGCAATGTCATAATCTGACTTCTCTTGCCCATAATCCATACCCTTAGAGCGTAAAAACCTCCACTTTAAACCCAAGACAAAACAGTTATCATCTAAACGATATTCATCTGAGTCTGTTTGCCACGAGGCTTGGCTTACTGCTTCTGAATTGGCACAAAATGCATTGCTATAATAATCATACGCTATGACTTGACCACTTTGTGTAGGCATAGGATCCAAGCATAATTTATTGTTTTTTACGTAAAACTTACGTCGTGGGCCGTTGGGTGTAACGCCATATCTCAGCACCTGTTTTTCTTGCGCAAGTATAGGGCCCAATAATTCCCAATTATAAGCTCCATCCCAAAATGTACGATGAATAAAGTATTCGAAGTCATTTGGCATAGCGTATGCGAATTGACCAAATATAATTGAAACACCTGTGGCAGTCTTTGAGGCTGGTCGGTCCATTGTTACCTGAGCGCTTGAATCAACGTTGATTATCTTACCTTGGTAAGGCAACCCATCGCCAGACAACATAAAGTCTACCGACAAACCAGCCGTATCTGGGATACCTGTTATGACCTTGGAGCCCGCAGTTGTGTTTCCTGTGGTTGTGATAGCAATGGTCGTAAGAATCTCCTCTTCATGAAGGTTCTGCCAGCCGCCTTTATTTGAAGAAGCTTTACTAAACTCTTCACCTTCACGATTAGCTAAAGATATCCATATCTTTGAATCCTCATCAACAGAACCAAACAGCTGGCTAGGCTCTGGTAGACTTAACTCATTAGCTGCCGCTTGTACCAGTCTTAACAGGCTCATTTTTTAACTCTTTCTTTTTGGGTGTTTTCTTGATGTTTTCAATCAACCCTTCTATTTGCTTCTCTAAAACATCAATACGATTAAGCAGCTCTTGCTCACGTGCTTCGAATTTAGCCGCACCCGCTCCATCTTTGGCGGACTCGAGCCATTTTTGCGCTTTATTCCTCAAGTCTCGCAACCCTGTCCATAAATTGGCATCACTAACCTCAGCAAGTTTTTCAACTGTGTGAATCCCTGCCGCCTTGAGCTCTAGGGCTTGCCCTTTTGTAATCATTGCCCATTCCGTCAATGGTGTTCCATCAATGATGTCTTGATCTTGAGAATTTTCAAAAGCTTGCCATTTCTGTGCAAATCTCATCTTATCTTCATTCTTAACTGGGCGTTTAATATGTGTGCTTTTATCTCCCAGTACTCGAATCTCAATAAAAGGCATATCGTTGAAAATTGGCCTTCCCTCTTGTTGAGACCTTTCTTTGTCTTCGATTGCGTCTCTATAAAAATTGACATAAAGACCGTTGTCATCACCGTAAACTACGTGTACTTGCGATCCTCTCTTAACTAGCTGTGGCCCCGTTAATTCTGCGTATTCCATTAGTCTTCCCCTTCTTAGTTATTTATAAAAATAGAAAGAGGAGTTTCCCCCTCTCCCTACCAATCTTAAAGCGTCGCTCCTACAGAAGGGTATTGTAAGAATGCTGCCGCCAGATTGGAACTTTCAGTCCCAGTGGTAACAATTCCCTCAATAACTTCTGCGCCAGAGGTAGCGTCATCATCTAAACGCCCCGCTGTGCCAGTGGAGTTAATTGCAGTATTTGCCGCACAAGATGAACCAACTGACAAAGTGCAAGCACCAGTCACTTGAGCCCAGCCGTACTCGTTATCAGCAAAAGCTATACTAATAACACTGACTCGATCACCAAAGGCAGACGCCGTAGAGGTGGTATCAACCATCTCCGCTTGACCCGCCTCAGTAATCACGATAGCCGCATTAGCTGTTAGTGCTTCACTTGCTTGAACGTAGATATATTCTTTATCATCTGTTCCATCATAGTGACGCTCTAAAAGACCGAATTCAGCCGTTGTAGATGTAGCGCCGACATTGGCACCTAGTTTAGTATTTGGCATAGTTTTGTCTCCTTAGCTTTGTGTTAATACGCCCTGAAGGGACGCGTTAGACGTTGTCATGTTTCCAGCAAAGCCTATCAAACGAACCATCGCATCTTGATTGACTGCAACACGCTCCGCATTCTCAAGAGGTGCAAAGTTGCGACCTGAGTGAGGACGGAAGTGAATAAAGTCAGTATTCAAGAAATATGCTGTGTTCTCAGGACAAGCACCGCCTTGGCCACCATCAAGAACAACATCCGCTGATTTACCTGCACCGAAATATTTCAATGACATAAATCCAGCACCTGCCATGTCATCAGACGTGATGCGCTGGATGTCCTGAAGGCTTGAGAGGTACAAATTGTAATAATTACTATCCATAACGATCAAGTCAACACCATCATTCCCACGAACAAGGCTTGTAGACATTGCGTTCATGCGATCTTTGATGTTTGCTGATGTTGCATCTGAGCCACTTACTGTAGCCTGATTGCGCCAAAACGGGAAGGCTGCACGGTCAATTCCTCCAACAGTTCCCGTTGTAGGGGCTGTCGAAACAAGTAACTGCAAACCACCGATCTGCTTGCCGCCGTCCGCAGTACCATCAGAATAAATATCGGCTGCGATATTATTCATTAGTGTACGTTCGGCATTTTTAATACGGCTACTTAAAAGATTGATAATCTCTTCTTTACCCGCATTTTGTAACATCTCAAGACCTGATATAGAAACCGCAACAGCCGCTTGTTTCCAAGCAAACTCCGCCGCTGTCATCACATCAGATGGTGAAATATCGAGTGTTTCATACCCAGAATAGCGTTTAAATGTACTATTTTCGGCATATTCAAGCTCTTGCACGATTGTACGTCCACCGCTAACAGTCTTTACATTTCCGCGCTTTTTAAGCTTGTAGAGTAAGGCATTGTTATTGGTAACGTTATCGGCAAGTTTACCTGTACGATTGCGAAGTGTGGTTGTAACCAACTCCGATAGATTAGGTGAAACCATAATGTTCTCCGTTAATTAAGTTCAAACACGCGCAGACGTTTCCACCTCAGCCCAAGCGGCCTCAATATCGTCATCTACACTATTTGAATTTTGTTGTTTTCGGGTGTTGGCCTGCTTGCCTGGACTACCCGTCACAGATGAGGCGGCTTTCCTCTTGGCTTCCATAGATTGCTTGCGCTTTTGAGTATCCTCTGCCTCTTTCTTGGCGAGAAGGTTGGCGCGAATCTCTGGATGAGCCCATATAGCCGTATCGTATGCCTCTTTCAAATCCTTTACTTGCTCACTATCGATAAGCGCCGCCATATGGGAACGCACATCGTTGAAGTAAATGTTTTCGGGATTTGAAGCGAAGGCTTCAACTTCTTTCTGAGCAACTGTGGTTTGTTGTTGTTGCTCTAATTCTTTTTGTTGATTTTTCTCTTGGTCACTTTGGGCGATTCTCTGCTCTAAATGACTTAGTTTAGCAGCAATTTCAGGTGAAAAACTTCCTCCCTGCTGCCCATGAGTCGCCTGCTGCCCAAAAACTAAACGTGGATCAATGTTAAATTGCTGCATCGTCTGACGCACTAAATTTGCTTTTTGCTCTGGTGTTCCTTGACGTACAACATACGACATTTGTAAGTAATCTTTGATCACACCTTCTGGTGTACCCCCCTCAGCTTCGATCATAGGTGTGTAGGGTGAGAATTGATCCTTAACCATCTTGCCAAAGTTACGATCTTCATCATGTTTAGTAATAGCCTTGTGAGCCTCTTCCTCACGTTGAGTAATATATTTACGTGCCTCTAAGGGGATCTCTTTCCATTTTTCTTTTTGTAGCCCCGACCAGCTTTGCGGTGGCGCAATATCCTCCTCAACCTTTACTTCTGCTTGGGCTGGCTCTCTTTCTGCGGGCTCTTGATTTTCTTTTTCTTCACTTTTGGTTTCTTCGCCTTCAGGTTTTTCTCCTGATTCTTCTGGCTCATCTTGTAGCTCGCTGATCTCATCTTCTGCTCCCTCTGCTATTTCACTGTTAGCTTCTTCATTGTCCTGAGTTAGCTCTTCATAAGCCGCTTCAATATCATCTAGTACATTCGTTTCTTTATCCATGGTATTTTCCCTTCTTAATAACCCATTTCATTTAGTGCGTTCGCTATATCCTGCTTGCGACCATGATCAGCCATATCAGGGATATCTTTTTGTTTGGTGAGCGCAGAGTCGTTGCCTGCAATAACACCCCCCGCTGCCCTTACATCGGCGTAATATTTGGATTTTGAGTCGTACATCTTGCCGTTTATTGGATTGAATATTGCATCCATTGAATCCTTGATAATGACAGGTGTAGAAAAGCCTAACCTCTCTTTGAATGATTCATTTAACTTACGAACTGCTCTCACCTTTTTGTCGTGTGCATGGATGGCCTCGAGCCTGTCATCTGCGCTTAAATCACGTATAGGCGTAGTTAGAAGGGCTGCATCCACATCGGATAAGCCTAACTCAATCAAATCATCGTATGTCATAGTATAGCTTGGAGAATTTGTTCTTGCGGAGTGTTAACTGTCTCTAATTTCTTAATGTCACGATCAATAATCTTTTGCTGAATTTCAGCTTCCTTTATCTGGATATCCATTTGTTTCATCTGAACGTCTAGTTTTTTCATCTCAATATCAGCTTCAAGCTTCTTACCCTCAATCTCACGCTGAACCTCTTGCGCTTGGGAATTGCCCTGCGGCTGCTCTGCTTTTTTCTTTATTGTATCGATGGCAGCCTTAATACTTTGCTCTAACTGGCGCCCAGTTTTAAATCCACGAACGCCAAACAACAGCATTTCACCTGCTAATGGCTGCAACTCAGGAGGCATCATAATAGCCTTTTCCAAATATCCACTAACAGCTCCCAAAAACTCTGTACGAGCTTGCTTTTCGGCCTCTTGGTCACCTTTAATTGTAGAGTCCGTTTCAATAGAAATTCGGAAACACCTAGCCATATCGTTACCAATAAGGCCTAAGACGGATTCCCAAGAGGGTTGATTCATTAGCTCCATCGTTTCCTCTTTGATAGGAGGTGGCTGCTGAGATTCTTGAGCTTGAAAAATCTTCATTTGAGTGATCTGTTTTTCTTGCTCAGACAGGAGTTGTATGCCACTAATCTGCTTGATTGTTTCAGGATCAAAGTGCTCTGCTATAATCTCTGCAATAATACGCACTAAATCACGAGCGAACCTCTGAACCTCTTTTTGCATATCATCAAGACGCAATGTAGCAAATTGACCCTTTATCTTTTGAGCTGTGGCCGTCTCATTTGGATTAGACAACCCACGTACAATATCGGAAATTCCACTAATCTCATAAAGATCTTTCTTCACCTGATCTCGCGCCTGATACAGTGACAATAGAGTTTGAACAATATCTTGCATTGGCAGAAGGTCTATAGCGCCAGATAAGCCACCTTTTTCAGCAAACATCGCCCAACTATCAACGGGGACAAGCTTATTATCATATCCACTTGTTAGTAGTCCCTCCAACCCTTGGACACCAGCATCATATACACCAGCAACCCTAATTGATTTTGTGATCCCATCAATACGAGCCGTTAACTCATCCATCTCAAGAGCTTGATCTTGGTATTGTATGTAGAAGGGCGTGGGAACCAAATTATCGTTAGCAACTGTACTGTAAATAGGTCTAGGACATGGGAAAAATCCTTTTAATTTAAGAGGGTCATCCATCTCATCAAGAGGGTCTTCACACTGCTTGGATAACCATATAACTTTCTTCTTTTCCTTATCCCAGATCTCAAATACTTCAGCTTTATTGCGAATTACTTCGTCACCATCTTTTTTCTCAAATGATATTTTATCGGCAGCCTCTTCACCAAAGCGATCTGTTACTTCTCTTTTTCCCATATACACACAGCGCCATACTAGCGGCACCTCTTCCCAAGTACGCCCCCATGCATGTCCAAAGTCTTTCCAATGCACATAATCAATTACAACATCTTCATACTTCAACTCTTGTTCCAGTTCAGCGTCATCGCCTTCTACTATATCCTCAGAAATCTGAACACCCTCTTCCTCCGCCTCAATAGACTGACCGATGTCTGGGTCCATAAAATGAGGAACATACCTCACCCATGACTGCCCACGACCTGCAAGAAGGTAATCCAAGACCACTTGTTTCATCGAGTAATCAAACTCATCAGCATCAACAAAATAACCTGTAGCGCGCTCTAGTACATTAGATGCAACCAACCCTAATTCATCATCGCTTTGAAAGCGTCTCTCAATGTTGGTTTTTGGAGGTTGGGAATAAACAGCAGGAGCTAATGTCTGTGTATTTGACCAAAGAATATTAAACTGGGCTTTAGAATTGGCGCTCTTACGATCATCTTTATAACGTTTGACAATCTTATCAGCTCTCCCCTCCCAGCCCGAAAACTTTTTGGTATAAAAATCTATCTCATCAATGTATTTTTTAGTAGCTGACGAGTAATTCATATTCTTCATATACGTGCATGTCCTACGGAGGGCTTGCTATCAAGGGCAAACACTTCACTTGCTTTAATGTTATGTAACGTTTTTCTAGGTTTATCTGGTTCTGGTAACTTCTTAATAAATGGACGCGCCATACAGGCATACCGAGCCTCATCAGCAATATGATCCTCTGATTCTGTATCCAAATCCTCTGGCTTCTTCATGTCGTGCTGCAAAACAGGCACTATACGAATAAAATCTCTACACGTTGAAAAAACATACAACATAGGAGCAACCCTTACTGGGCTACCTTCCACTATGTCATAACTCTTCATGCGGGTTCTCATTTGATCCCAACCGCCCATAAACCCTTTAATGCCTACACGCTTGTTATCTGCTCTTGCCCACTTAACACCTACCTTAAACATTCTCTCAGCTATAGATGGACCCCTATCTGTCGCAAAGATGGAAGGATCCGCAACGTTCTTGCCGTTTATCTCGCCCTCTACCTCACGCTCCAATATACCGCGACCTATGTCTTCAGCCTCCATTCGCAATCCCTTATTTGGAGCGCTAGAGCCATACCATTCACGATATCTAATCATTGCTCCCCTAGGGATGGTTTTACCGCCTATCTCGTAATCATCCGAGGCTATTGCCCACCAACCAGCAGAGAACGGCGCCGCATAGCCCCAATCAAATGATCTGTACTTATACCAATGCTTAGGAATCTCAAATGGTTCCACGATATTGGCTTGTGACCATCCATTAAAGAAAGCCCCTTCGATTGCTGACCAATCACCATCAAGCCATGCCTTAACTAAGCTTTCACCGCCAACCATATACAAGCGATCCATGTAACCCGCATCACCCTGCAACAATATCTTGTTGTCTTGAATGCGTGACGGTATAACCGCAAAGTGATGGACGCTCCCATTAGGTAAATCCCTAGACAAAATCTGTGGCCCCTTAGGGAATGGGATTAAACCATACCTCTGGGCAATCCAATGCTGCCCCACTCCACCCGGGTTTCCGGTAAGAATCAACTGAACTGGCACCCCTTTAGCAGAGCGCAGCACCCCAAATAGCATATCAATAGCTGCACTTGAGGCATATTGCCCCACTTCCTCTACCCATGCATCTGTTAGGTTTCTACCTTGATACTCATTGGCATCATCTTCATTTTCCAGATATCTAAATGAAACCCTGCCACCGTTAGGCATTCTAAATGTGCCGCCTGCTTTATCTACGTATTCAGCACCCAAGGGCAAGTATATTTCTTTAGCTCTTTGAATCGCATCATCAGATGAAACCGTAGTACGTCTAAACATAATGGCATTAAAATCTGCACCATACTTCTGCTCTTTGAGAGCCCACTTGCCTAGTACACCATCTGTCTTTCCACCGCCTCTAGCGCCTCCAAAGAATATCTCAGTGAAAGGACAATCAATCAGTGCTTTCTGTGGCCCCTCCTGTGGAGCCCATATCACTTGAGTACCGTTCATTCCATTCCTGCTTCGTTAAAGGCTTATTTGATATGACTGGCATTAAAGGATTATCAGGGTCATTCGATAACTGTGTTGCTTGCATATCAGGCAATACCTTCTTGAGTAGCCCAAGAGCAGCAGTTACTTGAGGCCCTTCCATTTTTACTTCACCTTCTACAAATGAATTCAAACGATTAATGATCATACTTACCTTGATCTTTTGGCGGTGTTCATCTGTTAGGAATTTTGTTTTTCTTGCTGCCATTACGCATCTATTACCGCTATTTTATCACCACCCTTAACAGCAATGTCATACACCTCGCTCGTCGAAAGTAATTTAGTTGAGGTTGATGCTGTAGGCTCGCCCCCGAAGGCCACGCGTAAGTTACCACCCACAGCCTTTAATGAGCAAATACGTGTATCTACATTTAGGGCAGATGATCTCTGTGATGAAGCTGAGGTAGTAATCTTTTGGGTTGTAATAGGGTATGAATAAACAGGTACAGTGGACCCATTGACGGTTGCTGCACCACTATATTCATCAATCTCTAATGTTGGCATTATCTTCTCCTTTTAAATATTTTTTTGACGGTACTTCGCCATAAATGTACTGTCTCCCGTATGGGAAAATGCGCTCTCTTCTATAGTGTGCATCATCATCTTCTCTTCCACACGCAGAGATATAGGCATCATTTATATAATGCAAAGCTGGGTGATTAACTTCACCAAATAGACACATAACTAAATCCTGAAATAAAAAAAGGCCGCAACCGAATGAACGGTAACGACCTTGAGTGAAACTATTGAAACCTAATTGGTATACCTAGGCATACTTCTTAAGTATGAACATATTATAGCATCTGATTCAGAGTCAAGTCAAGAACAAAAAATGACTAAATCATAAATATATTAAGAGCGTAATGATCCAATGGCGCTATCAGCAGACCTCAACGCCACCCTTAATAGGGGGGTTGCAGCCTCTTTAGCAAAGTTCTCCTGCTTGCACCAAGAGCTCATATGATGCCCCGAATAACAAACATGTATCAATATGCGTGCAGATTCACTTCCTACATCCCTCATTATCTTTATCAACTCTTCATCTTTTTGACTGATATAATCAGGATCACTATTTCCCCTTACTCCATGAAGGAACTTATCAAAATTCATTGTCTTGCATGGGTTGGCTCGCACTATTTGAAACAGCTTGGCTATATACATACCCGCGTCATATTCTTGCTGGTTAATATACCGCCTACGCAGATAAGTGGTTAAGGGTGTTTCGTCATAATTCCTGAGAACATCACCCTCTTTAGCTCTATTAAAGTTAATATCAACATCAAATTGTTTGGAGAGCCAGTACAAAGCACTGTTTGGATTCTTTATGTCTTTCCTAAAATCAATTACCTCTTCACTCATCATCACTCTCCACTATTTCTACTTTAAAAGTTACCTATCCCTCACTATACATCACGCATCTAAGATTGCAAATGAGTATGCCTGCATCATGAACAAAACAAGAACACTCTTTATTATCAACCACTTACTATTTATTACGAATTAAATTTAATTAAATCCGACATAATTCCGTAGTTTATAAGCCTTGTCCTGCTTACGTTTGAGCATTTATGTCATTAATATTTTCATTTTTGGGTTATCCTTATATATTTACATCAAATCTCTCTCACATACAGGTATATATATATATAGAATGGATAATATATATTATTAAATACATAAATACTGAAAGCTAGGCTACATAAGGGTTATAAATTACGGAATTATTACAGAATCGCCTCGTAATAAATAGATAAAAATAAAATTACAAATTAATTTAACCTAATTGTTATACCTTTCGTTATACAATGACCCATTAACCTCTTATTAATATATTATTGCTATTAAGTCATTTATTGAACAAAGCCCTACTTAAAGTGGCTAAGTTAATTAACAGCCCAAGGAATGATGATATGCACTGGTATTTAGAGATTGATAAAACAGACTCACGAGCAAACGGGGATCAATTCGTTCAAGAGCAAAATTTAAAAGGCCTGACGCTGGTCAATGTTGTTGTTCTAGCTAATCACTACCAATATATCTTTCGTGATGATGCGCCGCTATATGAGGCTGCATAACGATCCTCTATTTTGTTTCACCTTTTTTCATTTTGCATGTTGACATAGCGTATAACACTTCGTATAACAAAAGCAGATCAAAGCTAACAATAAAGAGAGAGAGTAAGCAAATGACAACATTACATTCAGATCACAAAGTTTGGAAGCAGGACAAAGCCCCATGCAATAAGTGTAAGGATGGATGGATTATTGAATCCGATGGTAGTGGCTGTATCCATAAGGACATATGCTACGATTGTAAGGGTATACTTAATCAGGGGAATGTGTAATGACAAAGATAATCACACACGAACTACTCATATCATGGGATCCTTGTCCATATTTCTACAAGAGGTACTGCCAGCTATTTCCTAAGGGCGAGGATTTAAAGAGTGCCGTTGATGGTCTTGTGGCAGATGGTCATAGAGATTGGGCGGAATGGCTATTCAATGAATGTAGGGGAAAGAGCCTATTCACCGAATATATTAACAAAGGAGTTTGCAACACAGGTGCCAACAATACAGGTGACTGCAACACAGGCGCCTTTAATACAGGTTCCTGCAATACGGACAGATACAATATTCGCCGTGAAATTGACCCACATTGGGGGCTAGGTAGGGACTCAAGCGCCAGAGTTGCTCGCGTTACTTTTGAGAAAACTCAAAAAGGATATAAATAATGTTACAAGCATTTCATAACGATCAAGAAGTTAAAGACAAGCACGTTAACCGTGTTATCGCACATCGCAAGGCTGATAATATTATACAAGGCGCTGGGTGGGAAGAAGGAAAGGGCTGCGCGGTTGGTTGCACACTAGAAGCCTACACCCATGAAAGTTATCCTATTGAATTGGGAATACCTGAATGGCTGGCTCATCTTGAAGATAGCTTATTTGAAGGTATGGAGCAAAAGGATGCGATGGTATGGCCTGAGAATTTTCTTAAAGCTATTCCTTTAGGTGTGACCGAGGGCCAGTTTGATAAAAATGTTAAGCAACCATTTATGATATTTATACTTGAGGGGCTATTCCATAACTTTGATATTGAGGAATACCCCGAGATTGCGGCGGCGATTAAAGACGTGATTGCTTTACACAAAAGAGGTGATGTAACCAACGACGAGTGGAGAAGCGCAAGGTTAGCAGCAGCATCAGCAGCAGCGCCGGCCGCAGCATCGCCAGCAAGGTCAGCAGAAGCAGCATCAGCAGCAGCGGCATCGTCATGGTCAGCATCAGCATCAGCAGCATCAGCAGCATCAGCAGTATCGATAAGGGCAAGGATAGAGGCCTACAAACAATACGCGGATAAATTAATAGAACTACTTGAGCAAGCGCGCGGATAAGGGGCAACAAGATGACAGCTAAAGACGTATTAGACAAACTTAACGAAATTCCACATATACAGGGCAGATCAAGCACAAACCTAAAGCTAAGGCAAGATTTGAGAAGAGCCTCCCCCCAACAAAAAGAAAGAGAATAAATGATTGAATTTTACAACAGAATGTCACCATCCGAAGTATTAATGTTCGCCCTAGCTTTGAATACGGCTATAGCTATTTACCTAGCCATAGCCCTTCATCTTATGTCTAGTTCGGTAGATGACTGGAGAAGAGCCTACAATAGGGTTTTTAAATATTGGTCTATATCTCAAAAGGAGTTTGAGTTTTTGCATAAAAACTCCCAACCAATAAACCCTAAAACAAAAAGATTTATGAGTAAGCATGAGTGGTACTTTGAGTTCTTTGCTCCCTATGCGAGTGAGTTGAGGGAGCCTCATGATGGGAAACTTAATAAAATTTAACTTTAAAAAGGCCTCTGACCGCAAGCACAAGAGGTGCATAGAGCTTTATGGCGGGGGGATAAGATCCTTTGCCACTGGGGGAGACTTGCGAGCCCCATGGGTTAAGGTGGGGCTATGTAAAGGCTCAATGTTTTATTACGTCGTTCCAAAGACAAAAACTTCTAATGGAATACATTATATCGACTCTATACATATATTCGATTGAAAAATTAAACTATACTATACTTACAACGGTATAGTTTGGGCGGTTGAGGTTGATCCCCTCCCTTTTTGGTGCGTTTCTCTCGTGCGCTAACCGCCCTTTAATTATAATAAACGAGGGATAAAATGAGAGAGACACTAATAAAATGGTAGACTTAACGCCCTTTCAAGCTGGGATTAACGCAGCATTTAAAGAAATAAAAGACTATGGCGGAACAGATCCGCGCACTGACTTTCATCATGAATTAATCGGATATGGCATATCTGGGATTCATCAAATTGTTCTTGGCAAGATTCAGCGCCATGACATGAATGACGACACTAAGGGAAAAAAGTCAGGCTGGTATTTCTACAATGAAATTGAAGGCGCCAGCGGCATTATTGGCTTTGGTTCATATGGTTCATGGAAAGAAGGCGGCGCGTATGGCTGGACATCTTACAGTGAGCATAAGATGGATAAAGTTGAGCGAGCCGATTACTTGGAGGCTAGGGAGGCGATGCGCCAAGCTCAGGAGGTGGAGTCAACTCAACGCCAAAATGAAGCGGCACAAAGAGCTGTTAATATTATTCAAGCCCTTAGCCCTGCGCCCTCCAATCATCCTTACTTAGAGCGCAAACAAGTGGGCGCTTATGGTGATCTTTACCTAAATAACGATGGTCGATTAGCTCTACCAGTCTCGATTGAGGGTGATATTTCTTCTATTCAATTTATTGCGGATAATGGCGATAAGAGGTTTCTCTCAGGCGGAAAGCTTAAGGGTGGCCATTTCTTTATATATGGCGGTGATACTGTCTTTTATATATGTGAGGGGTACGCCACAGGAGCTAGCATCCATGAAGCGACAGGCGCAAGCGTGTATGTGGCATTTAATGCAAGCAACCTATATGAGGTGGCTAGCTATGTCAAAACCATACATCCAGAATCTCATATTATCATTGCTGGCGATGATGACGCTCACCTTGCCAATAATGTTGGCCGTGTGAGGGCAGAGCAAGCCGCTGATGGCCTTTCTTTGTCTGTGATATTTCCAGTGGGTGTTGTTGATTTTAATGACATGCATGTTACTCAAGGCCTTGGCGCCTTAACTGAGTGCCTACGCCCATCAAGAAAACAAACAGACATTAGGTTAATTGAAGAAAACCAACCCTCCAAAAGTAGGCCTACAGGTATCCTTGGTGAGATGTATGACTATTATAACGCTACATCAGGAAATGATCAGAAGGGGTTTGCAATTCAAGCTGCCCTTGGTGTTGCCGCAGCTGTTCTTGGAAGGCGCTACAAAACCAACTTTAATAATTGGCCTAACCTTTACTTGCTTAACGTTGCCAAGTCAGGAACAGGAAAGGAGCATGCAAAATCTATTTGTGAAAAAATATTTCATGCATCAGATCAAGGTTATATGGTTGGCGGTGATGGCTACACATCAGCTGGAGGGGTCTTCTCAACACTCTTGCGCAAGCCTAATCACTTTGGGTCGATTGATGAATTTGGCCGGTATCTTGAAGCCTCTAAAGCTGGCGGCAAAGGAAATATACACCAAAGAGAGGCTAATACTAAGTTGATGGAGGCTATATCTAGGTCTGGTGGAGTTATGAGGCCACCAAACTACTCATCTATGACGCTTAATAGTAAGGATGCAAAATCTCTTGAGGATAGATTTATTCATAACCCATCTATTACATTACTTACAATGACAACGCCATCAACCCTGTATGATACACTTGATATAAGCGCTGTAAAAGATGGATTTGTAAATAGGTTTATTATATCAATATCAGATGCGAAAAGAACGCCTCGAAAAAACAAACCAGATATTGATGTTCCGGACAGGATTATAAACTGGGTGCAAGAGGCTGTCGCGAGGAATGATTATCTAATGAGCGCCACCGAAGAGGCTACACCCAATATTCTTTGTTTTTCTACTGAAGCTGAGGCTCTTCAAAAGCAATTCAGTATTGAATGTATTGAAATTCAAGATAACCTTGAAAAATACGGCATGGCAGAATTAGCTGGGCGCTCCAATGAAATGGCCATGAAAGTTAGCCTTATTGTTGCCCTATCGAGAGACCCTCAAGCGACGATAGTGAACACTGATGATATGCAATGGTCTATTGATTATGTGAGGTCTTGTCTCAAAAAGACCATATCGGAGTTAAAAATAACTATTTCTCACTCTCAATTTGAGGCGGATAAAAAGGAAATATTGGCTGATTTGCGTAAGCGCGGAGATAAAGGGATAACTAAATCAGCTATGAACAAGACCCCTCCATACTCTAAGTATAAAGCTAGAGACCTTAAAGACATACTTGACGCCTTAAGGGAGGCTGATCTAGCCCATGAGGAGCTTATGGGGCCCACAGGAAGAGGGAGACCAACCACATTATGGACATCATTAAGCTAGCTATACCTTTCCCACCTACATCAAACACAGCATACCCAACCGTATCGTTGGGAGGAAGAAAAACAAGGCGCGTTAAATCTAAAAAGCTAAAGGAATGGATTAAGAAAGCGCCCGTAATTGATGGTATAAAGGCCCCTCTCCCCTGCACTGTGTCTTATCTCATTTTCTTTCCTGATGAGATTGCAAGGGATGGCCAGAATTATCAAAAGGTTCCCCTTGATTATCTTGTGAGCCAAGGCGTGCTTAATGATGATAATAGAAAGTTTGTTAAAGGGGAGCAGTGGTATGATGGCGGCACGGATAGAGATAACCCAAGAATTGAAATAACAATAAAGGAATGTAAATGGAAACCTCAAAAAAGAAATACTTAGCCGCAGGCGATGCGGGATTTGATTATGCTAAATCAATCGGAAAGTCAGACTTAGCATCATTTACAGAGGAAGAGTGGTTATATTTTTGCGAGTCTATATGCGAAGGATATAAAGTTTTAACAAAATAAATAAATAAAAATGTTTGACACTATGTAAAACATATGGTTAACTCCAAACAGATCAATAAAGAGAGGATTCACCAATGAAGAAATCAATCCAAGGATACATAAAAGAGATTAATGATTGCAAGGAGCGTATGCAAAACTTGCGTGAAACGATTGCCAAGCCGTTGGCTGAAGTTCAAGCTGAATACGACAAAGCCAATGAGGCCTTTCTAAAAGAGGTCGCAAAAGAGGCCGCCAAGGGACTTAAAGATAAGGAATACAAGTGTGGCACTGTTCATGTAGACGGCGGCCTTTACGATATAAAAGTAACCGTTGGGAAAAAAGTAACTTGGAGTCAAAAAGGCCTTAAAAATGTCGAAAAACAGATAAAAGAAGGTGGCCAAGACCCGAGAGATTATATTGACATTAAG